AACACATGTAATGAGTGGGTAGAAGGTGGGCCGATTACATCTGACCTACAAGAGGAATACAAGGACATTCTATAATGGATGTTGTCGATTGGGCAAAGTACATCTATAAGAAACTTGAAGAGCGGGAGAAAGATATCTCTGCTGCTCTTGCAAGCGGTGCTGTTAAAGACTGGGAACAGTACAAAATGTCTGTAGGGGAGATACGGGGACTCTCTCTTGCTCGAGAAGAAATCAAGTCCCTGCTGGAGAGAAACGTAGACGATGTCGAAGACCTTATATCTTCCTGATCACGTTGCGCAGAAAATGAACAAAGAAAAGGCCGAGGCGAAAGCTGACCCTGAGACTTTGAAGAGCGCATATGTTGACGCTAATGAGCGGGTGCTAGACCCCTCCCTTTTAGACAAGCCCCTAATTGACCGTCTCCCGCAGCCGACAGGTTGGCGGGTTTTAGTTATGCCGTATCAAGGTAAAGCTAAAACGGCGAGTGGTTTGTATATCCCTGATGAGATCCGAGAACGTGAGTCCGTAGCTACGGTTGTGGCTTATGTGATGAAGCTCGGACCCTTGGCGTATAAAGACCCTGGTAAGTTTGGGTCAGATATTGAACCTTGGTGCAAGGAGGGTCAGTGGGTTTGCATTGGTCGCTATTCCGGATCCAGGTTTAAGATCGACGGCGGGGAAGTTCGTATCATCAACGATGACGAAGTAATTGCCACGCTCTTAGAGCCAGATGATATCAAACATGTTTAGGGGTATGTTATGACCGAAGAAACGGAAAACACCGAAATTGAGAATGACACTGAGGTTACTTACGAGGAACCTGAGAGTCAGACTGAAGAAAAAGTCAAGCAGGCCTCGAATGAGGAAGAGCTAGACTCGTACAGTAAGGGTGTGCAAACACGCATCAAGAAGCTGACCGAGCGATATCGTCAGGAAGAGCGCGATAAAGCTGAAGCGGTTCGTTTGTCTCAGCAGCTTATTGAAGAGAACAACAAGCTGAAGACTCGTGTCAAAGCGTTAGATACTGGGTATCTTTCAGAGTATGGAAGCCGTCTTGAGTCTCAGACTGAAGGTGCGAAGCGCGTCTATAAAGAGGCCTACGAGGCTGGAGACACAGACAAGATGCTGGAAGCGCAGCAGGCTTTGTCTAACATTGCTGTTCAGCAACAGCAGTACAACACGGCGAAAGCTCGAGCGGAGCAGCAGGCCAAGATGCCTGTCCAGCAGCCGCAGCAGCAAGCCGCACCCGCGCAACAACAACGAGCGGCCCCCGTGCCGGACGAGAAAGCCGTTGCGTGGAAGGACAAAAACAAGTGGTTTGGTCAGGACAAAATCATGACCACAGCCGCGTACACTATTCACCAAGAGCTTGTCGAAGAACAGGGGTTTGACCCGAACAGCGATGAGTACTATAGTGAAGTTAATCGCCGTATGCGTGGGGAGTTTCCTCACAAGTTTCAGTCGGCGAACAAATCGGGTGGAGGAAGTCAGGTCGCTTCTGCTGGTAACTCCGCATCCCGCAGCACGAAATCAGGGCGCAGGTCAGTCAAGCTATCGCATTCCGCAGTTGCGATTGCAAAGAAGCTAGGCGTACCTCTTGAAGAATACGCAAAGTATGTAAAGGATTGAGATAATGGCTGATACTAGAACACCGCGCAAGAGCGCAACACGCGAAACAGAAACGCGCAGAAAACCTTGGGCACCGCCCAGTCACCTATCCGCACCAGATGCCCCAGAGGGATTTGTGCATCGATGGATACGAGTCTCTATGCGAGGCGAGGAAGACAAAATGAATGTCAACTCCAAGCTCCGTGAAGGATGGGAACCCGTCCGTAAAGATGAGTATCCTGACTATGAAGCCCCAACTATCGACGCTGGTCGATATGAAGGTGTGATTGGTCAAGGTGGTCTGATGTTGTGCCGTATGCCTGAACAGACAGCTTACGAAAGAAACGAGTACTACGGGGGCCGGACCCGCGAACAGATGACAGCTGTAGACCAGGACCTTATGAAGGAACAACATCCTTCAATGCCGATCCACAATGATCGGCGAAGTCGTGTAACTTTTGGTGGTCGTGAACGCGACTCCAATTAACTTTAGAGGATTGCTCAAATGGCAAACAGTAATGGTGCCTTCGGACTACGTCCGATTGGCGTAGTCGGACAGGCTGCGAACACCACTGGTGTGACTGAGTATCGTATTGCCGCAGGCAACACTAACGCGATCTATCAAGGCTCTCCTGTTATCCCGCTTTCAACTGGCTTTATTGACATTGTTGGCGCGGCAGCAGGCGGCACAGTAGGTTTACTTGGTGTTTTCTGGGGTTGCGAATACGTTTCGTCAACAACTGGTGAAAAAATTTACTCCAACTCATGGCCTGGGTCAGGCGCGGATACTAATCATCCCGTCACAGCCTTCGTGTATGACAACCCAATGCAGACTTATGTGATCTGCTCAGATGCTACGCTTACTGACGAAGCAACTGCGCGTGGACATGTGTTTGCAAACGCAAACTTTGCGACAGCTACTTCTGGTTCTTCAACCACAGGTATTTCTTCCGCTAAGTTGGGTGTCAGCACTATTGCCACTACCGCTGCACTGCAGCTGCGTATTATGGGCGTTCAGAACGACCCTGACAACGCAGACTTCGCTGCTGCTGGTATCCCTGTAATCGTTCGATTGAATAACAGCTTTAATTCCGCCAACGGCGCGATTGTTGCTGGTACTCCATCGACCACTGGCGTTTAAGGAGGTCTAACAAATGGCTATTTCTCGCGCACAATTAGCGAAAGAGCTTGAACCAGGTCTCAACGCCTTGTTTGGTATGGAGTACTCACGGTACGAAAACCAACACGCAGAGATCTTCACAACAGAATCTTCTGATCGAGCATTCGAAGAAGAAGTTATGTTGAGTGGTTTCGGCGCAGCACCGACTAAATCGGAAGGTTCTGCAATCAACTTTGACGACGCTAACGAAGCATACACTGCTCGTTACAACCACGAAACAGTGGCGCTGGCATTCTCAATCACTGAGGAAGCTATCGAAGACAATCTCTATGATCGTCTTGGTTCGCGTTACACTCGTGCGTTGGCTCGTTCAATGGCACACACAAAGCAGGTCAAAGCCTCTTCAGTTCTTAACAACGCCTTTACGGGCGGTGCTACGGCTGGTGGTGACGGCGTTGCTCTTTGTGCAACAAACCATCCGCTCACTAACGGCGGTACGTTTGCAAACACGCCAGCAGTGGCTGCAGATTTGAACGAAACATCTCTTGAAGATGCTTTGATCAACATCGCAGGTTTTGTTGACGAGCGTGGTTTGAAAGTCGCACTTCGCGGCACCAAACTGGTCATCCCGCGTCAGCTGCAATTCGTTGCAGAACGCTTGATGGTTTCAAACTTGCGTGTTGGCACAGCCGACAACGACACTAACGCAATCCGCTCCATGGGCATGTTGCCTGACGGTTACGCCGTCAACGACTTCCTGACGGATCCAGATGCGTTCTTCGTCTTGACTGATGCTCCTCGTGGTATGATCCACTTTGAGCGGACCCCACTTTCCACTAACATGGAAGGTGACTTCGACACGGGTAACATGCGCTTCAAAGCGCGTGAGCGTTACAGCTTCGGCTTCAGCGACCCACGTTGTATCTTTGGTTCCGCAGGGGCGTAAGTCTCTGATCAGTACTAAAGCTAGGGGCGGTCTTCGGATCGCCTCTTTCTTTTTGTTTAGACCTAGTGTATTCTGATTTCACTAGGGCAAACATCAGCTTTGTAGACAGGTTCCCGCCCTCCTGACGTTGCATAGACTACAAAGCGAATCCTTATGCAAAGGGTACTAAAATGGCTTCGACTACATTTTCAGGTCCAGTGACCTCAACCGCTGGTTTTATCGGCGACATCAAAGTTCCAACATACACAGTTGCAACCGCCCCCTCCGCTTCTGATGCTGGGGCTGGTACGCTTGTGTACGTTTCCAACGGCGCAGCAGGCGCAGCTATCTTGGCCTTCTCTGATGGCACAGACTGGAAGCGTTCTGATACAGGTGCCACAATCGCTGCAGCATAAGGGGTTAGCTTATGAGTAGATTTAAAGCACCTTCCGTTGAAGAACTTGCACGTCGCGGACTAAACTCTGATGGCTCCCCCATTAAGACAACTAAAGTTCGTGCGCGAAACGAGAACGGCACACTTAAAGCAGATGATCCATCCACTCCGAATGTAAACGAGGCGTGGGCGGATGCACCTGTTAAGAAGAAACGTGGCCGTCCTCCTAAGAAAAAGGAATAAACCATGGCAGGTCCAGTAACCGCCTATAACTGGGTTCAAGG